AGCAATCTCTGGCATGTATTCCATCTGATCGAAGTCAATGTATCGTTCGCTGCGGCGCTGGTTGCCAATTGCGTTTGCCGCGATAGTATCGAGAGGATTGTATTGAGATTTCTTAAACTGTTGCCCAGAAGCAGACTTAAACCTAGATGAGAATTTATCGAGGTGTTGCCTTCTGATCCGGCGTCCGGATTGTGATCTGTAGTTGACAAGGGGACCAGAGAACAGCCTAGTTAATTTCTTAAAAAGCTCTGAACTCTCGTTTGCTGGGTTTCTACCGCGGTTTTTATTTCTTTTGTCTTCTGCCATTTAATTTCTCACTTAATAATCCATTTATGTTGATCGTATAATCTCTCAAGCTCTTTCATCTTATCAAATGTTTCTTCTTTTTTGTACCCAATTTGTCCTTCAATTTGTGTGTTCATTCTTGTTCTTGTGGTTATGATAGAATTTAAAAATGCTTTTTGATAGTTTAGGTCTCTGGAACTAGTCTGAATTGCTGTATCTCTAACCCAGCATGCAATTGCAAGCGCGATGATAAGATCATCATGGTACCCTTTCATTGCCTGCGGTTTACCATTCCTCCAAATAAAAGTTTTCATCTCATTGATTGTCCGAGAAGAATATATGGTAATTAGTTTGTTTCTGATAAACTCCTCTAATTTCGCCACTATGAGTGGTCGCGTCCTCATTGATGTTGTGAAGCCGGCAATTGCAGAGTTTGTGTATTCAGCTTGATGTTGCTCTATATATTCATGTGTAGATTTAACAGAGTAGTACAAATTTGGGTATTGGTATTCAGCAAGTTTATCGAGGACTGTGTAACCGATGTTGTTGTTCTCTACCACAAGCATCGCATTTCCAAATTCTCTCCCTACCTGATTCAAGAAGTTTGCATACATATCAGGCGTTGGCTTCCCTTGATACTCACCCACGATTTCGAGCGTTTCTAATTTGACCATGTGCAAGGTAGAGAAGTCGGCACCGTCGCCGCGGGAAACGTCTGCTACCGCAAGGTAATTGCAGGATGGATCGTAATCTTCCCAAATCCAGAAATTGCGATCAAAACCGGTTCGGTGTTTGGGTTCCTTAACATTAGACAGTAGCCATTCCATACACCCCGAATCAATCACTGTTTCACCAGAAGTATTGAAGTTGCATTCAAGCTCTTGCGCAATCTGTCTCTTAGACATGTTCTTAGTTTCTTTCTTAAACCAGTCTTCGCTTCTTTCTGGATGTACATCCCACATGAGGGTGGTTAAATTAAAATTATTCGAGCCGGCTGTTGCATCAGCGCATGTCTTGTGAAACCAATTACCGACACCATTGGGTGTAGATAGAGCAATGCACCGACCACCGGTTGATAGCGTGGGATATAAGCCAGTCCACAGTTCATCGAGACCTTCGATATGTGCAGCCTCATCGAGGACTAAGAGAGACAACGCTTCAGAACGACCAGCATCACCAGAAGTAGAAGCCGCTTTGATAGATGAGCCATTAGAGAGTTCAAAAGAGGTGCGGTTGTCAACAGAGATTTCAGAGATCTTAACCCAATCTGGTAGGTTTCGCATGATACTCTTAACCTTTTTAACTAAGTTCCCTGCTGTCGCAAACTTAGTTGCCATAACAAGAATAGCCTTATCGCGATGGAATAGCATCATCCACACGATGTAACCAGCGGTAATGGTTGAAATTCCTAGCTGGCGCGCTTTTAAAATAACGTTAAAGCGATAATCATTAAAATCCTCAAGAAGATCATCTTGAAAATCATAAGTATTAAAAAGGATTAGCCCGTGCATCGGGTGTGATATACGGGCGTAGTTCTTAAGGAAATAAGCAGGGTTTTTACCGCACTTCAATATTTCTTTTACTTGTTGCTTTTTGTCTAATTGGAAGGTCATGCATCTTTCGATGTTGCTTTAGGCTGTGTTTTCGTGAATTTCACTTCGAAGGCGCCTCGGGGTCTTTCTTCCTTGTGTCATTCTCCGGGCGCTTTCCGCCCTTACCGTCCCAACCACCTTGATCTACAAACGTTTTCCAGCTAGCTTCTACGGGGTTAGAATCAGCATCGTTAACGTTAGCCATGTCTTCACTAAGTCCACCAACTTTATAATGCATCTTGGCGGTGACCCAAGAACGGACTCGGGATGAATTTTCAACACGTACATCAACCTCACCTTCAGTGGTCAAAGATACCGACTTACCGGTTATCTTTTTATATTCTTTCTGGAGGAACTTAGATATCTCGGCTAGCTGACTTTCAATGTCTGCCTCAAATCCGTTGGAGTAAACTTCCTTAAGTTGCACTTCCGACATATATTTAATACACATCATGTTACCATAAAAGCTCACATTGAATCCATCCATCACTCGTTTGTCAAGAATAGGGTTGCCTTCTTCTCTTCTAAGTCCAACCAAAAGCGGTTCGCCGGACTCGTCCAGGGCGCCATCATAAGCATTGGCTGCGGCTTGTGAGAGCCCTTGTACTATTTCATAAACTGTTGCCATTATCGATTGTCTCCTTGCGGTGGCAGTTGTTCTGCTTCACCAGCCACTTTGTTCAAAATGGCAGCTAATTGATTAATTTTCTGAGCGGGCATTCCGCTAGCTATGTTTGTTTTCTTTGCGGCGGCTGTTAAGATAGCTATCAATTCTTTAATCAGTCCGCGTTCGTCGTCAGTGAGTCCGGATGATTGTTCCTTTGCTTGAGCCATGGCACCTCTTCGGACAGTACTAGTGCTGGCTGTCTGGGCGCTATCCGTGAACTTTCCAGACTCTTGCAACACATCTCTAATCATTTCTTTGAGCATTTTTTTATTTAATTTCATTTGGTCTCCATCCTTTTTGCCATCTATCCTCTCTATCTTCGACATATTTTATATAGCAAGTGTTGCAACAATCAAATTTGACTAAACAGACATCATCCATAGACTTCCTCGGGAAAGACCCGCAAACAGGACAACTTTTTAAAGATTCTCTATTAAGTAGTTTTTTTGATATCTTTATACCATTAACTTCCACTTTTTCTTGGCCGAGGGCGTTCGTGCGAAGCGAATTATAAAACTCTCTCATCTGACTAAGATACTCTTTTTCTTTTTCTTCGTCCCAATTCGCTTTTGGATTCTTTATCGCTTCGTCTCCGTACTTTTGTCTTATTGCTTTTTCAAAAGCGGCGATCCGATCAAAATCTTTCTTACTCATTAAATACCTTATATGCGCCGTACGACATAGCTATTCCACCGGCGATGCCGGCTATCGCCCATAGGACAGGGCTCTTATTACTCTGTTTCTTGAGCGCCTCTGCAAGAGCATCTGCTTCTCTTTCCAGCGATTGGGTTCTCATATCATACTCATTGATTAACGCATCATGGCGAATCTGTAGGTTCTTTAACTCTAACGTATATTCGGTCGTTTGTGTATCAAGTGAATACTTTATTTTTATTTCGCAGTCTGAATTCAGGAACGAGCGATCTGCTAGAATTGTTGCAGTTGCTTTGGGATCAAATAATATCCCCTCAAAAGGAGCGGATTCATTGAAACCCAAAAATGTAAACTGTCCAAGGGCTTCTGCTGAGGCAGAGTTACTCCACAAGCTCAAAGCCATAAGTGTTAACAATCTCATTACCCAATGCCCCCTTATCCTGTGAAAACTGTCTAATGTGTTTTGCTGTGGCTTCTTCTTTCTGTTTCTCCAGTTCGGCAACGGATTCCAGATAATTTTGCTGTATTCTATCCATGGCGGCGCGGTATGATTGCAGTGCTTCTTCGCGTTGGCGGATTTCTTCTGCGTGGATACCTCTTAGAGAGCTTATTTGTAATCTCATCTCTTCTTGTGAGGTTTCATACGCCTTGCTGAGCGCGCGATAATCCATCTGTGTTTTTATTGCAACAAGTGAGAGACAAAAAATGACGAGGAGTTCGCGCCAATTCTTAAAAGCAAATTGCAATAATTTTTGTTTTATCACGTAATGCCTTTAAGTTTAGCAATCCCATCGATAACAGTCTGACCACCAATATAGATAGCAGAGACAAAGACCCAGTCACTCGACGTAAGATCAGAGAAAGCTAAGAGTCCAGTGGCAGTGAGCCATACAAGAAATTTACGAGAGATCATCTTTTCGACCAATCTATCTAATTTTGCTTTTGTATAAGTCACCATATGTTACCTCACTTTTTATCTTTTGCGCTAAGCACTTCTATCATTTCTATGGATCCCTCGCCAGTGTTCATCGATGGCAGGTTGTTAAGTTCTTGGACTATGGCATCAACAATTTCATTCATGCGTGCAGAATCACTCACCGAGTGGTTACTCTTTGAGCGCCCGGGGTGAGCGAATCTGCCAATTGCAGACTGAGCCAACCCAAGTGAAACGGGACTTTCTCCAGTTACAGCGGAGGCTAGATAGTCGATGCTAACATCTAAGCCATCTATCTTTTGAGACAAAGTATCTATAGCTGCCAACAGTGCCGAATCGGAACTAAGTTCCTCTTTGATAATCTGTTTAAGTTGTGATTTAGTGATCTTCATTTTATAGTCTCCCGGCCAATTTTGCATTAACTTTTGGGTATACAACTTTAAAGTCTTTTATACTCTCTTTAACGCTCGAGGCATTGGGTGGACCATCGTACCAAGCCTCGAATAGGGCGATGGCGCCGGTGCTGTCTAAATCTCTTTGTTTGACTCCGGCTGCACGGCACATTGTGCCGAACAATTCTGCGGCCGAGACTGTGATCTCTTCAACTTGGACAGGTGTGCTTTCGTGCGGTGTTGCACAACATGCATCTGCTTTTGGTGTAATAAACCAATTCCAAAATGTTTTTAATAAATTCATTTTACTATTCCTTATCTGTTTTCTTTTGTTTGAGTTCTTTATAAAGCAGGACTAAGGCAGGCATAATTATTGCCGGCGAAAAGCTAATAGCAACTTGCTTGAATGCGTCTGCTACTATTTGGATATTTTCGGGGGTAACGTTCTCGAAGCCTTCTTCTAATCCTAACTGCAGACGTACATTTGCAGAGGATGCATCTTTTAGGTATGCACCTATGGAAGAAAGTGCCTCTGCATCGACTTCATCTCCGGT